CCTTGTTGTGCTGAAAGATTTGCTTGTCCTTGCAATAATTTTTTATTTTGATTACTTGAAATAGCCGTGCTAATAGCACCAAGTCCAAAATTAATACCACTTCCTATTGCTGATTGACCAGCTTCCGTTCCAAACCAACTCATAATTTATTTTTTTAAATTATTTTTTAGTTGCGAAATACACAACTGTACCTAACAATCCTACTCCAACTAATCCTAATACAACATAAAGAACTGTATTTGAACCTTTAGGTGGAATACCAGCACCAGTACCACTACCTTGTGATATTAAAAGTTGATTTTGTGATGTTTGAACCGAAGCATTAGCCAACGCCCTATCAGTTTTGTTTTTATCAACTTGTAAATAAGAGTTTACTCCAAACTGTAATCCTTCAAAAAGTTTACCAAAATCAAAACCACTTTTTTTAGGAGTATCTGTTGTTGTTGTACCGCTTTTTGGTGGATTTAAAAAATCTTTTGTTGAAAATTGACTTTTGTAACCTAAAGGGTCGCTAACACCAAAACCTTCAGCATTAGAATATCCATCGAAAGATGAAGCAAAACCAGTCGCTACTTCTTCAGTAGCTAATAATTTCATAAAGTCTGCATTGAAACTTTTTGAAACTTTTAATAATTCTGTTACTAATTGTGCTACTTGAACATCGGTAGAACCACTCGGAACTATTACACCGTTTCTTAACAATAAAGCAACTACTTGACTTCTAAAATTACGAACAACATATATTAAAACACTTGCTCCTAAATCTACTTGATTATTCATTTTATTTATTTTTTAAAATTAATGCGGTTGCTATAAATAAAGTAGCTACTACTAATATAACATTGGTTTGATGTGCTAAAGTCATTGAATTTGTATTAGTTACTCCTTCATTTCCCGTTGCGTTCATATAATGTTCGTTACGTTCCTTATGCTTACTACTGCAAGAGGAACAACCACAATCTTTTTTATCCTCATTTGATATATTAGTGCCAAATAATTCTAAAATGACATCTTTGTCTGGGTGTATTTCCATTACTTTACGCAATGCTGGTTCGCCTTCTTGTGCTACCAATTCATTTAAACTTTGACCTAAATTACTTCTATCAAGTATTTCATATCCAAATGAACTTATAACTGCCACAGAACCTTGTGGATTTCTTTTTGCAATATCATTATAATCTGACATAATTATCGTTTTTAAGCAAAAAAGAGCAAGTAGATTGAATCAGACTTGCTCTCTTTTTTATTATACATTAATTCGGTTTATCCAAAGATAATTACGCTCTAATTCTAATAGTTTGCCCATTAGTTACTGGAGGTGTTCCAAATTGTCTGCTTACATTGTTACCACCTAAAGCACGAGCAATGTTTATGTTGTCTGCTGGGTAGAAGTAAAGTTTTACAGAAGCACCACCCAATACTTGACGAATGATAACTTTAGTAAATCCATCAATTCTATACGCATATTTCATAGCGATAATCGTGGTTTGTTGTTGGTAAGGGTCAATTGTAGGCACTAAAGTTTTTTGTGCCAAATTACCGTTTGCATCTCTTGTGTTTACGCTTAAAGTTTCTAAAACTTGATTAGCGGTTGCAGATTGGATGTAAGTTAAACCTACTGAATAAGGATTATTCATAAATTGGTATAACATTTCACGGTAGTTTACATCTGAAATACCAGAACTAATTGTGATTGCTCCAATTACTAAATCTCCACCAGCGGTAAAACCAGCGTTGTTGATGTATTGGTATGAACCTAATACTTCAAAATTTGATACTGCCGTACCACTTGCATTTGTAATATCTAAAATATACGGTTGCGAAGTTTGTACTGATTGTTGTTGCATATCTCCTTGTGCATTAAAGAAATCTTCTCCAGTGAACGATAAGTCCCCATCAATGAATCCATCTGCGTTAGAGAAATTCTCCATTGCACTTCTTTGTGCTTTTGCTAAATAATTTCTTACTGACATTTTGTTTTTTTTAATAATTTTTAAATAATTTTTTTACTCTTTTACTTCGGTTGGCAAACTTACTTTTGACGACAAATATTTTCTGTCTAAATAATTTGCTACCAAAACTCCACCGATAACGATGAATAATGTTTTTGTTAATGTTACAATTTCGTTTTTCATTACAGAATGAATTTTTTTAATCTTAATAATAATTATATACAGATATAATATTTAACCAAAATTATAAGTTTTATATGTTATAGTTAGGCATTTAATAAAAAGTAAAATGAAATAATTTTTATATTTAAGTTTCTTTTAATTTTGAGCATAAAAAAACCCAACGATTAAGTTAGGTATTTAATAAATAATTTTAAGTAAATCTTTATTTGATAAGCAATATTCCGCCTATAAATCCAATAGCTATTTTTAGAATTGTACTGTCATACCATTTAATTGGTTCTTTTACTTCTATATGTTGTATATGTTCGGTTTCTACAAATGGATTAGAATGTGTAATATCGGTAACGCTTGTACGTTTACCCCAAAACCATTTACGCTTTTCGCCACTAATTACAATAACGCTATCGGGTATTGATAATTCAGTAATGGTAACTCCTTTTTGATTTGACTTGTATGCTATATGATACCACTCTTTTAATACGCTATCTATTCTCTCAAAGTTGCAAGGAACTGAATCTTGATATACTAATTTAATAGTATCAAATTTAGTATTGGTTACAATTTTAGTAATGCTTTTAATATTCGAGAACTTATCGGCTAATTCCTTAACCTTTTTGTCTTTCATAATAAGCGACTTTTTTAACTGCTCTTTAGTATAAACCAAATTTTCAACGCTTGTAACTAACTGACCGTTTTTTAATTCGTAAACAGTCAATCCTTTATTTAACGCATCTATATTAGCCAATTGTACTTTTTGACTTTCGCACTTTGAAAATAATTGTGATATAAGCAATATGCAAATTATGAATAATACCATAATTATAATTCTTTTTTTATCAATTGTTGTGTCCATAATTTATAAATGTTATACGATTACATACCCTTCTGAATCCTTGTCCTTAAAGAGTAATGTTCGCCAATTGTTAAATCCTATTTTTTCAAAATGTGGAAAATCTTTAAAACTTGCCCAACTTCCACCCCACGACCAACCGTGTTTTGCAAATATGCTTACACATTCATCCCAGTCTGAAACTTTATCATTATCCCAATCTTTATGAATATCCCAACTTGCGGTTTTACCATCAATTATTAAAACTATATCTACTGCAAATCCATAATTATGAATTGATTGACCCCCTTTTGCGTTTGTAACTTTTGGTTTTTGCTTAAACAAAGCATCTTGTTCTGCAAAAGTTCTTAACCCTTGCGAAATTCTAATTTTTGAACGACCACTTAACGCAACATTACATTCGTCAATTATCGTTTTCATTTCCTCTCTTACTTTAGGGTGCAATTTTGCAATCCTATCTTTTGTTGACTTGTCCATTACTGTCTTGATTTATATACTTCTGTTACTATACTTGTAAATCCTTCAATAGAAATATAGGCGGTTGAAATAACCACCCAATTATTTCCATCAATATTTCCAGTAAATAATCCTACCGAAGCTATTACAAAAACAATAAGTTTTCTACTAATAAACTTTGATAGGTATTTATCTATGTATTCTTGTCTGCTCATATTAAATTATATATTTGGATAAAAATATATTTTTACAATTGTTTTAGGTTGTATTTCATTAAATATAAATGAGGTATTTCCATCTAAAAAATAAGATTCTTTATTGACTATAATATTTTTTTGAATTTGGTCGGGGTAAAAATATGGAACTATTGTTTTTACCATAATATTTCCATTTGTATTTTGATGTTTAAATATAAATGGAACTAAAAGTTGTTTTGTGTTTTCAGATACAATATATGTTAATTCAATATCAACTTTATTAAAAATAAAATTTTTAACAATTTGCATATATGATATGTCTGGTATAAGGGAAGAAATTATAATTCCGTTTTTATTGTAATTTCCATCTGTATCAAAATTATTATCATTTTGACCATTAGCAAAAAACAAAAGCACATTTTTAATTAATTCATCTGTTGTATTTTCAACAATTACTCCATAAGGTTGAGATGTAATTTTTTTATTATCAACTAATTTATTAAATATTTCTGTATTATAATCGTAATCTTTTTGTTTTGGCTCTTTTACCTTAATTTTTTTAAAAAATTCTAATACTTTACTAAATAATGATTTTATTTTTTTCATAATATTTGTAGCACTTAACCTTGCAATCGGTTTCTTGGTTTGTTATTTATCCTAAATAGTATTTAATTATTCTTTCTTTATGGTATTTTACTGCACTTTCTGGCGTATGTACCTTTGCACCTTTTTGTATATCTCTTTTTTGAAGCATTGGACTAATTAACTTTTTATAGTTTTCTGAAATGTATTGCTCTACAATATTTTCAAATTTCTTTCTATCAACGCCTTTAATTTTTTCATCATCAATATCAACATAACAAAAGTACCTTTGGTTATCAAAATTATGATATTCATTATTAACGTAATTTTCTACCAATTTGAGCATTTCATATTTATCTTCAAATTTTTTACGGTGCTTATCAACACTATCTGTATTTTTATGAAACCTAATCCAGTTAAGATTCTGCCATATTTTTGGCGATACTCTACCCACAGATTGAAAGTGTAAAATAATGTCGCAGTCAGTATGCCTATTAGTGCAAATAGCACCAACAAGGTCATTAGGTAAATAATCACTTATGTAACGGTTTACATCTTCGATTAGCAATAATCCACCTCTAAAATCATTTAGTATTTTAAATAAAGTATCTTGAATTTCATTAATAGTCATTCTTTGTCCGTTGTCGTGAAAAGGTCTAATCCTTCTCGATTCAATTTTTGGGTGTGCTGAAAATCGCATAACATCAGAAATTTTTAATGCTTTAATGGATTCATATTCATCATTTACATCTAAAATTAATGCTCTACGAGGAGCAACCCCTTTTGCTGGGTTGCCCAATATATAGCTTTGAATCATTTTTGTAGTTTGATATGTTTTACCACAACCTTTTCTACCAACCGCAACTCCTAATTTTGGTTCTCTTTCTTCCATTATTTTTTTGTTCTTGGTGTTATTACTGGTTCTTCTATTTTTTTTCTTAAATCAAAACCCTTTTCTTTTGCTTTTGTTTTTAAATTTTTTTTAATATTAACAAATTTTCTTTCTGTAATATTAAAATCAAAAGGGTTGTATTCTTCATTATTTGAATTATTTTTATTTTCCATATTATTTTTTATATTATTTTTTAGTTCTTGGTTTTCTCGCTGGTGCTTTTGCTTTTGCTCTTGGTTTTCTAACTGGTTTAGTAGGTTCGCCACTCAACCTTTCTAATTCTGACAAAATATCTTTGTCGCCAAAATTAGGCATACCGCTTGGAGCAACATAATCTTCTTTAAATCCACCTCTGTCTGTTAATTGTGAATAAACACTTTCTTCTTCTGGTTCAAAATAACTAACTTGTTCTTGCAAAGGTGTCATTGGTTTTGCTTTTGCTTTTGGTTTATCGTAAATTACTTCGCTTTGAATTTCTGCATAATCATCATCGTTAGAAGCGGTTTGCGTTTGTTGTGTAGTTTGCGTTGGCTGAACTGTTTGTGTTGGTCTAACCCCTTGACTTTCTCTAATAGCAATAGTATTTTGTTTAAGTGAATCTACAATGCTATTTGCGGTTTTTCTTAACATAAACGCTTGTACTCCTTTTGTGCCTAAATCCGTAATAAAGTAATATGCCAATAATTGCTCATCGGTCATACCAACTCCACGTTTTTTAAATACACGAATTAATGGTGGTTTTACCTTTTCCTTAAATTCATCTGTTACAAAAAATGCTTCTTTTATACTTTCGTTATATTCAACTGCAAATTCTTTGATTGGTACATCGCCACTTTCAGTAGCTAATGTAATATCGGGATTAATTTCGCCTTCGTCAATTAATCTGTCTAATTTTGTTTCTGATAATTCTGATACTTTGCCTAACAATCCACAACCTTTTTCGTACAAGTCCAAAGTCATTTCTGCCATCATTTCCGCACCCATAGTTTTTTCTTTGCCATCTAACTCGCTATATGCTTCGTTGAAAACTCTATCAGGTTCTTTTTCAGTTTCAGTAGGTTCGTCAAAATCCGTATATGAAGGTGCTTGAAAATTTGGTTCTTCAAGTTCTGGCATAACTTGGTGTGCATCCATTTTATGTTGCGTATAGCTTCTTTGCTTTACGGGTGCATCTAAAGGCGAAAAATCGCTATCTACTGTTTCTACTACTTCTGCGTAAATTTGTTCTGTTTCTTGGTTAATCATTTGTCAAAGTATTTAATTTGTTGTTTATGTTTGTTATTTTTTCTAAAATTTTCCTATCCACTGGGTGCAAAGCGTTCAAAGATACTACTTCGTTTTTATAAATAGAAGTAAGGTTTTGAGGTTTTTTTAAAATAAAAGATATGTTTGAATTATCAAGTTTGACTTTATTTTGTAAAAACATCGCACAAACGCCTATTGCACTTCGTCTGTTGTTTTTTCTTTTTGCTGAATAAAATTCGTCTAAAGTCATTTCAAATTCATCGCATACAATATTTATAATATTTTCTGCTTCTAAAATTTGGTCGGTTGTAATTAAGATATTGTTTTTTCGAGAATAAACAAGGATTTCGATAAGTCGTTCCGTTCCTATTACGTTAATCGTTTTATTGAGTTCCGTTAAAACGCTTGTTATGTTGTTAGTTGCTTCTTGGTTCATTGTTTGTTGTTATTTTAGGTATTCATCAATTATATTTTTAGTTTGTTCAAATCCAACTCCAAAACACGCTTTATATCCTTTAGCGTTTAATTTTTCTATTGTTTCCAATTGACCTTTTAAATGGTCTTTTGTACTTGCTTTAATTGTGCCATCTTTTTTAAATGGTGTAGCAACCTTTAACTCTATAAATAATCCGTGAAAACCGTTTCTTGCTTCAAAGATAATCAAATCAGGAGTTTTAAACCCATTTTTTTGAATGTTTCTATTTCTAACCGATTGCATTTTAGTCAATTTCAAATTTGCAATAGTATCAGACATAAAATCAATATCACTATATTGGTACGACAAATATCTACATACCGCTACTTGTAAATCATATTCTGGGTGCAACATTATATACCGTATTTTTTAGTAAATTCTGGGTGCTTCAAAATTTCTTTACCTATAACTTTTGCAAAATCATTATCACTCGGATAGTGTTCGCCCATATAAATACGACTATAAGCAACATCATCAATAATTTCTTTACAATAGCTATGATAAGTTGGATATTTACTTGAAATTACATTTAGAATTACATACGCTTGTACTGTATGACCCGAAGGAAACGATGGTGTATAAGCAACGTAACTATTATATGGAAACAATTTTAATTTATAATAGTTTGCCAACTGATACGGTCTTGGTCTATTATAATAAAATTTTAATTTCATAATTAGATTTTCAGTATCTTCTAATATACTTTTTGTCAAACTATCTACGTCAATTCCTTTTTGCTTGAACGTGGTATTTATTATTTGCAATAAATTCCTATCGTATGCCTTATATCTTTTTAGATAATCTAAATTATCTACTTCTTGCATTGTTTTTAAACAATCTACAATTTCGTTTAATTCGTCTTTTACCAATTCAGAATCGTTCAAAGGACAAATATTTAATTTTAATTTATCAAACAAATCATCTACAATACAGTTGTTATCAAGTATATGTTTTTGTTCAACAGTTGGATTTCCATAGCTTAATTCGTTAAATTCCATAGTTTATTTCTTAAAAAAATTTAATATTTTTTTGTGTGTATTCGTGTTGTAAGGCACTTTACCATTTAGCCAATCTCTACGATACGGACAACCACAATCTAAGCTTATACTTTCGATAATTGCTTTAATACCCGAAAAGGTAGTTATTTTTTCTATTGTATCGCCTAAACCTCTACTTTGCATTTATTTAGCTTTATATACTGTAATGCCAGTTTTTGTTTTTGAAGCTACATAAGTTTTACCATTATAAGTAAACGATGCTGATTTTTTCTTTTTGGCTTCCAACATTGCTTTGAAATACCCATTTACCGCTTTTGCCATAATTTCTATTTTTTAAATTATTTATTAAATTTTTTGTATGCGAAATAACCAACTACTAAAACTAATGCAATAATCAAATTTTTATTATATGCACCACTTGTTTTTTCATTTTTAGAATCTGTATTTTGTGTTTCAGAACCTATGCTTTTTGTTGGTGTTGATAAATTCGGTTTACCCTCATTTTGTGTTTGTTTATTTTCTGCTTTACCCCCGTGATTTAAACAAGTTTTTGAATAATCAAATGTTGCATTTGGGGAACTTATATCATAAGCATAAGTACCATCATTACACAATACTTTATTTTTTGTAAAATCTATATTTTTATTTTCAAAATAATTCCTACGATTTCTTGTAGTTGTTTTTAGCCAATCGGGATTTGCACCACTTGTTTGTGTATCTGCCATAATCTTATTTTTTCATAAACTTGCAAAGCAAGTAACCTACTACTACTCCACCGCCAAATAATGCTATGTGAATTGATGTCATATTTTTCATAATCTTATTTATTAAATTATTTATTAAATTTTTTGTATGCCAAATAACCAGCTACTAAAAATACCAATACTAAAAGTCTGCCTTTTGTTCTTGAAGGGCGACCAAACATGTGAGTATTATGATATTTAATACCTAAAGTTTCATAAAACTTATCTTCTGCGGTCAATACATCTCCTACTTTTGCAAGTTGCTCATTTTGTTGATTTTTTGATATAGCAACTCCAACATTATCACTTACGTTTGTTATAATTTCAACATTTTGAAGCGGTATAAATACTAACCCATCTGCATTTTCTACTCTTGCACCTACAACAGTAGGTTTAGCATTAATTCCTTTTGTATTTGCATTGAAAATAAATCTTGTAATTTGTTCTCCTTGAATTACATCGCCTTTTTTAAATAATATATTTGGTTTACCATTATTAGGCAAAACTCCATTTACAAAGTCATCTTTTAATTTATATGTGGTCATAACTACGTTTTTTGATATTTTTTACCTAACGCTTTTTGAACATTGTATTTGATTTCTTCAATATCGCCACTCATATTGTCAAATTCGTCTGCACTCGGTTGTTCATCGAGTTTTTTTATTGCTTTTCTGTAATACATAATACCGTAAATTGGAACTACAATCCATAGTGCCATAATTAGTATATCTACCATTTTCCAACTTCCTTTTGCTTTACCTTCAAATGCTCCGCCTTCTTCAAAAGTAGGTGTAGTTGTAGGTGCTACCGCTGGTGTTGGCGTTGCTACCGCTGGTGCTGGTGTTGGCGTTGGTGTTGCCACCGTTACTTCTGCTTCCATTTTTATTTTTTTATTGTTGATGTTATTAATAATATTCCAACTAATCCACCCAATCCAGCATAAACGTATTTATGTGCTGATAAGTGTTCTTTGAAATTTGCTAAAGTGTTTGATGCTTTTTTAGGTAATGGTTTACCGAAAACTGTTACGCCACTTAATTCAATTGGACTTGCATCTTCCAAAGTAATTGATTTACCTTGCAAATCTTTTGGTTTTAATGTTTTAGTTTTAAAACCTAAATAGCTAACTTCAAATATAGAATTATTATCAATAATTGCATTATCTAAACTAAAGTTACCATCTATGTCTGCTGACGTTCCAAACTTTTTAGCTTGTGTACCGTTTGTAATTGTAATGTTTGCCAAAGGTAAAGGTTCTCCTTTACTATCAACTACTGTTCCGTATATTTTCATTAGCTTTTACCTCCTCCGTTCAATCTTTTAATTGTTAAATAATTTACTACTATACCAAAAGAAAAAGATATAATACCTACAACTACAAATACAGTTGATAAATGTTTATGTATAGCTGAATTTACTTCTTTTTTAATTTCGCCTTCGTCTTGTTTTAAATCTGACACTAACATATTTTATTTTTTAATTTTATAATAATAATAAGCAAAACCACCTACTATTAATGAAAGTCCTAATATTAAATAACCTTTGTAAGATTTTACAAGTAATCCAAAACTACCATTATTTAACCACTCACTCGGTAACTTTTCAAGCATTATTTTTTTTACTTCCCAAACTTGAATCATTTTATTTTTATCAACATCAAAAGCTGGATTTTGGTTAGCAATTAATGAAGCGGACAAATTACTTGTTTTTAAAACAAAATTATCAGGTTTGCCTACTGCTAAAGGAAAAAATGTAACGAAATAAGTATCAACATAACTTTTCAACTTATTTTTGTAACTTGAATAGTATTTATAAACCCAATCCAATTGCTGAACCGCACTCATTTGTTTTAAATCAGTTGTATTCGTTCCTAAACCTCTTGCGGTACTTGGCATAAATTGAATTAAACCAGTTGCATTAGTTGAGGGATTTTGAATACTTGGTGAAAATGTTTTAGCACTTTCCCAATACATAATAGCCATCAACCAATTTGGGTCAATACCTAATTTAGCCGAAATATCCTTAACTTTATTTACAAAGTCTGTTCGGTACGATGCTGGAACTTTATTCTCAAATACTAACGCCATTTACCACAATATTTGGTCGGCATACCAACCATTACTATTTTTTACTTTTCTGTCTTTTTGGTGTCGTTCCTTATAAAGTTTTCGCCTATTATTAGCGTAACCTTTTTGAAACAAACCACTTTTTTCGTATTCCAAATAAGTAGGATAATCTTTCATACCCCTTGCACCTATTCGAGCAACTCTAATACCATTTTTGAACACATCAATTTTTTTTAAGATATTAGTTGAAGGTTTAATTTCAACTCCCAATCTTTTAGCTTGTGTATAAGAATATGGTAATATTTTATAACCCATTTTTAAACTTGTACTGCACCATTAATACATTTACGACCTTGTTGTTCTTGATAATAAGAACCATCTAATCTTTTACAAGTAATCATATTTGCTTTTGCAAAATTGTCTATATTTCTATCTGATACTTGTTGAAAAAAAGTACTCATTCCACTTGCGTTACTATAATCTTCAGTTGAACTATTTTGATTATTTTTTTTATTCAAAATATAGTAACCTACACCCAAAACCGCTAATCCACCTATTAAATACATTGTATTCTTTTTCATTTTATTTTTATTTTAATTATTTTTTTTATTACTTAAATATGAACTTAATGATAAACCACCTATTAAAGCAAATGGTATAAATATCAATATTAAAAGATGATTTTTTTTCATTTTATTTTTATTATTTATTTTTAAACCACAATTCCAAAAATCCATTTTTACCTAACATTTTTAATAAATAACCTCTACTTTCAATATTAAAAATTTTGTTATTTACCATTTGTTCGGTTGTTTGACTGTTCTTAACTTTGCTTTTTGATGCGTAATAACCAGAATTATAAGATACCATTACCTTATTAATGTTTGCTCCAGTATTATCTTTGAACGCTTCTAATAACCAACGTATAATTCCAGTACCTACTGCTATATTAAATTCTGGCGTTTTTAGTGCAACTAATATTTGAGTAGTAACCGCATTACTTGGCAATACATTAGCATCAAATGTTTTACTCAATGGAATTGTTTTATTAAAATAATCTTTTGCTACTTTTGGCAAAGGACTACCTACAATTTTTTCCCATTTAGTAATCATTTCCCAAACTGCATCGGGAGTTACTTGCATTAAACCAACTGCATCGTATTTATTTTTACTTACATTTACGCCACCACTTTCAGTAGCTATAAATCCAGTTATGATTGAATCATCAACATCAAAAACTTTGCCCCATTTTGCTATAAAATTACCGTATGTTCTGTAAATGTTATTCATTACATCGGTGTTCGCTTTAATCGTTTCTGGTTTAGAATAATTATAGCTTCCACTTACATAGGTTCTATTGACATCGGGTACTTTTATTTTTACTTTTGTAAAAGACATAATTATTCGGTTAAAGGTTCTTCACTTGCTGGAGTATCAAAAGTCTGTAACGTAACACTACCACCCCTAATTGTTCTAACATTTCTTGTAAGGTATTTTGTAAGCACAAAACCGCCTACTGCAACCCCTACAATTCCTATTATCAAAAATATCTTTTTACTTCTATCCACTCTTTAATTTTTTCTACCTATTATTTTTAAAATAATTTATAGCACCTAAACTTCCTACAAGCAATATTCCACCTAATACTAAACCTACTACGCCAATACCACCTTTTTTCTCTTTTTCTTCTTCCTTTGCTGGAGGAGTTGTTGGCGGAGTTGTTGGCGGTACTGCATTTTCAGAAACTCTTTTAGCTTCTCTTTGTTTCTTTTCAAAAAGCGTAACCATATCCTCAATCAAATCTTCTTCTGTATCTTGAATATAATCTAAAATTTCTTCTAATTCTGCTAAAGAATTCTCAGTTGGGTCTGCTTCGTGTTCCGATTTTGCAACCTCTGACTTTTCTTTTAATGCTTGTAATCCATCTAATCTTTTTGCAATTG